CAAATGGGTATTCAATACAAAGATAACTTTGCTTAAACAAGGAGGTTAATTATGACTAATAAAGCATTATCTATTTTCAATCAATTAAGACCAGTAACCGTTGGGTTTGATAACGTGTTCGACCATTTTGAAAGAATGATGGACGACCACAATTTCAACGAAATGGTTAGATATAACTATCCACCATACAATATCGTAAAGACAGGTAACTTTACTTACAATATTGAACTAGCACTTGCTGGTTTTAGTAAAAAAGATATTGAAATCAATATGGAAGATGGTATCTTAAACATCAAATCAGCTGTAGAAGCAACTAAAGATAAAGACGAGGATGGAGTAATTCATAAAGGTATCGCTAAAAGATACTTCTCTAAATCTTTTACAATCGCTGATGACGTTGAAGTTAAAGGCGCTGAATTAAAAGATGGTCTTTTAAAAGTGTCTTTAGAAAGAATTGTTCCTGAGTCTAAAAAACCAAGAACAATTAACATTAAGTAAAAATAGAAACCAATATCTGGTATGTTTTAAACGCATACCAGATATAAATACTTAATATCGTTCATCTTTGAAATAAGACGGAAGTAAGCGAATGCTGAAGGAACGCACCTAACTTTTAAAAGGAGGGTGTTATGGATAGACATACAAGAGTATTAGAAAAATACACTAAAAACAAAGAAGCTGATAGAAAAAACGCAACTTTATTTAGTGCTAGAAAAGAAGTAAACATCAATGGTGGTGGTACTTCAGGATACATTGTTAAGAATGGTCCTAACAAAGGCAAAATACTAGGACATTATTCACCAAAAGCAAATAATAATTGGTAATAGAGTATTGACAATTTTAACAATATAGTGTAAACTATATGTAATTATATTATTATAAGGAGAAAATATTATGAAAAAAGGTGATAAACTACCACAAATAAAGTTTAGAGTAAGATCACTAGGTGATTGGACAGATACAAATACAGATACGTATTTTAAAGATAAGAGAGTTATACTGTTTTCATTACCAGGCGCTTTTACTCCTACATGTTCAACTCAACAATTACCAGGATACGAAAAATTATATAGTGTGTTTAAACAACACAATATTGATGACATATATTGTATGTCAGTAAATGATTCGTTTGTTATGAATGCCTGGGCACAAAATCAAAAACTAGAAAACGTTAAAGTAATACCTGATGGTAATGGTGACTTTACAGACGCAATGGATATGCTTGTAGAGAAAACTGTTATAGGTTTTGGTATGAGATCATGGAGATATGCTATGATTGTAAACAATGGTGTAATAGAAGAAATGTTTGTAGAACCTGGTAAAGGTGATGGTGTAAAAGAAGATCCATACGGTGAGTCTTCTCCAGAAAATGTTTTAAAATATCTACAAGCAAGTAGGCTTGACTCAAACGCAATTTAGTGATATAATAATATTATGAAATACAATGAGGATAAAATCTTAAAAGAGATTAAAGAGTACATTGAGTCCACATACGGACAACATTACTCGTCTGGTAAAGATGGTATCCAAACTTTAGATTTATTAAAGTCTATTGGAATTAAAAGTGATTTTTGTCAGGCAAATGCAATTAAGTATTTGTCAAGGTATGGCAGAAAAAGTGGTTATAATCGTAAAGACTTGCTTAAAGCATTACATTATGTTATACTATTATTAAATAATGATAAGGATAAGAAATGAAAATAAGTGATAATACAATTAGTATATTAAGAAATTTTAGTGATATAAATGCTAATATACTATTTAAACCTGGTAAGAAACTATCTACAGTTTCTACAATGAAAAACATTATGGCAGAAGCCAATGTTGAAGATGAGTTTGAAACTGAATTTGGTGTATATGATTTGCCAGAGTTTTTAAGAGCATTAGATTCTTTTACACAACCTGTATTGAATTTTAATGGTTCTGCAAACCTAAAAATACAAGATGAGAAGACATCTTTATCAGCAAGATATGCTTTTGCTGAAAAATCTACATTGAGATATCCTTCTAAATCTATAACAATGCCAGACAAAACAGTATCGTTCTCATTGAACAATGCTGATTATGAGTCTGTTAAAAAATTATATACTAATTTAAGTCTACCTGATATTGCATTTAAAGGTGAAGATGGTAAGATTAAGTTAGTTGCATTAGATAAGAAGAATAGCAACTCTAACGAATCGTCTATTATTGTAGGCGAAACTGATATAGAGTTTACTGCATATATCAAGGCCGAGAATATGAAGATTATTCCTGGTGATTATGATGTTGCATTATCAAAGGCAAAGATTGCTCACTTCATAAACAAAAAGGTACAAGTACAATACTGGATCGCTTTAGAAGCTGACACAACATTTTAAGGTTGTTATATGTCAGATTTTCTATGGGTTGAAAAATACCGTCCTAAAAAAATATCAGAATGTATCTTAACTGAAGATTTAAAGAATACCTTTAGTAAGTTTCTAATACAAAAAGAAATTCCTAATCTTCTCCTTTCAGGCACAGCAGGTACGGGTAAGACAACAGTTGCTCGTGCCTTGTGTGAAGAACTAGGTGCTGATTATTTAATCATCAATGGTTCAGATGAAGGTAGACATATTGATACTTTACGTACCACAATCAAAAACTTCGCCTCTAGTGTATCACTAGAAGGTGGTTCTAATCATAAAGTTGTTATTATAGACGAGGCAGATTATATGAATGCTGATAGTGTTCAACCTGCGTTGCGTAATTTCATTGAAACGTTTTACAAGAATTGTAGATTTATATTTACTTGTAATTTCAAAAACAAAATCATACCTGCATTACATAGTCGTTGTACAGTTATTGATTTTCGTATTACTAATGGTCAGAAAGTAAAAACTGCTACTGCATTTCTTAAAAGACTAGGTGATGTATTGAAGGCAGAGAATATAGAGTTTGATAACAAAGTACTTGCTGAACTAATACAAAGACACTATCCAGACTTTAGAAGAACGATAAACGAATTACAAAGATATTCTGTAAGAGGTAAGATAGATAGTGGTATACTTGTATCTATGTCAGAAATCAATAATAAACAATTGATTTCATTTCTAAAAGAGAAAAGATTCGGTGATATGAGAAAATGGGTTGTTCAAAACCTTGATAAAGATCCATCTTCTTTGTTTACTGGTATCTATGATATTCTATATAAACATCTACAACCTCAATCTATCCCTGCAGCCGTTCTAACAATTGCTGATTATCAATATAAATCAGCCTTTGTGGCAGACCATGAGATAAATATGGTTGCGTGCCTAACACAAATCATGGCAGAATGTAAATTTAAATAGAGGATGAAATGGCAAGAAGAACATTTTTTAGAACTTTGATAGTGAAGTTAAGAATGTGGTATGCTGATATAAGAGGTCATCATGGTAAGAGATGGGATTATGAACCAGGCGATTACTATATGGGTTCTCATAAAGGTCATAAGAAACACGAAAGAAAACACTAACAATGGGCCGCTTTAGCTCAGCTGGTAGAGCAACTGATTTGTAATCAGTAGGTCCGCGGTTCAAATCCGTGAAGCGGCACCAGAAATTATATTATGATAGAATACAAATTATCTGATTATCTCAATGCAATTAACTGGTCAAAGGTTAATCTACTTGATGGAGATGATCTCACATGGGAAAAGAAGTACCCACCCTATGTAATTAATCGTTGTTTATCGCAACACGTTGACGCTATAATGATGGCAAATGAGATGAACTTTCATCACAGCCTCACCAAACGTTTACAGTTTCATTTTCTACTAAATAGTATTCGTAAGAGAAAGAGGTTTGGTGGTAAGTGGACTACAACTACTAAATCAAAAAATTTAGAGTATGTAAAACAATATTATGGTTATAGCAATGCAAAAGCAAAGGTAGCCCTTGACATACTGGATAAGAAACAATTGAATCTTATTAAGGAAAAACTTGATAAGGGTGGGAGAAAAAAATGAGTGACGAGAATTTTAATTGGTCACCTGAGCAGATGTTAGAGGTTACACTCAAACAGCCAGATGACTTTCTAAAGATTAGGGAAACCTTGTCCCGAATAGGTGTTGCAAGTCGTAAAGATAAAACTTTATTTCAAAGTTGTCACATACTACATAAACAAGGTAAATATTACATAGTACATTTCAAAGAACTTTTTGCTTTAGATGGTAAGAAAGCTACGTTAGTTGAGAATGATATTCAAAGACGTAACACAATATCAGTTTTATTACAAGATTGGAATTTATTATCTATAGTCAAATCAGAGGCTGCTGAAAATAAAGCACCTTTATCACAAATCAAAATTATTGCTTTCAAAGAAAAAAACGAATGGAATTTGCAAGCAAAATATAACATCGGCAAGAAACAATCAACTGAAGAAAACAAAACTGAATAGGAGTATATTATGATTAGACTATACAGACTCTCATCTGGAGAGGACGTAATAGGTACGCCACAAGAAAGTGATAGAGCAGATCACTTGGCAATAAAGAAACCTTTTGTATTAATACCAATGCAAGGACAACCAGGCAAACCTATGCAAATAGGATTTCATCCATACATACCATACACAAAGGATGAAGTTATACATATCAAAGAGGCAAATATAATTACTGACACTACACCAGATGATAATATGATTGGTGCATATCAACAAAATACAGGTCAGATAGTTACACCTAAAGCAAAAATTATTACGTAATTGACATTTTTGTCTTTTAATGTTATAATAGGATATGAATTTGGCGAGTAGTTTTTATACAAATGTTGTAGAGCATAAAGGTAAACTTCTTATTAGAGGTGTCAATAACGGCCAATTTTATTTAAGTCGTATTAACTATAGTCCTAAACTTTACTTACCTACAAACGAACAATCAAAATATAAAACACTAGACGGCATAAATCTTAAATCTAAAAGATTTGATTCTATATCAAAAGCAAAACATTTTTATAATGAGTATGCACCTATACCAGAGTATAAAATCTTTGGTATGAATAGATATAATTATCAATACATCGCTGACGAATACAAAGGCGAGATGAAATGGAATAAAGATTACATAAAGATATTTACACTTGATATTGAAACCGAGTGTGAGAACGGCTTTCCCGATCCTGATACTGCAAAAGAAACAGTTATCTGTATTACAATAAAAAATCACAGCAATAAACAAATATTGACGTGGGGTACAGGCGAGTTTATTTCTAAAAAATCCAATGTAACTTATATAAAATGTCAAAATGAACAACATCTATTACTAGAGTTTCTTAAATTCTGGTGTAAAAATCATCCTGATATTGTTACTGGTTGGAATGTAAAATTTTTTGATATACCATATCTTATGAATCGAATGAGATTTATATTTGATAATGATACAATCAATAAAATGTCGCCGTGGAATTATGTTAATGCTGATAGAGTACAAATGGGAAATAAAAACTCACAGTTTTGGAATACTTGGCGTTTCAGTATTAGATTATTTTGATTTGTACAGAAAATTTACTTATGTAAGGCAAGAGTCTTATAAGCTAGATTATATTGCTAAGGTAGAACTAGGCGAACAAAAGTTGGATAATCCTTATGAAACATTTAAAGATTTTTATACCAAAGATTATCAAAGATTTGTTGAATATAATATCCAAGATGTAGAATTAGTTGATAGACTTGAAGACAAAATGAAGTTGATTGAACTTTGTTTAACAATGGCCTACGACTATAAAGTAAATTACACAGATGTTTATTCCCAAGTAAGATGTTGGGATACTTTAAT